TAGTGATCTGACCGATTATTACTATTACCAACTGGAATACACGATTGATTTAATTACTTCCCTATTAGAGAGCGATCACGAACTAGGATTTAGTTATCAAGCCAGTTGGTAGATCGAACTAACTTTATTTAATTCCAGAAAGTTAGTTCACGCTCAATAACTAACTTATCTGGTGTTCCACCAAGTTAGTTCCAAGCCTGACCGCCTAATTCTCTATGTAGCCAATAGTTCAGCCCTTAATCCGATTTGGATTAGGGGCTTATCTTTTGACTAAGAACCTACTGACCAGTAATGTTACTCACCAGTAGAAGCGGTGTTACTCGCCAGTAGGGGGGAACTTATGGCGTATGTGATTAAGCGTAACGGCAGATTTACTGGCTATTACAGGCTTGAAAATAGGCGTTTATCGGCTGGCACATGGGCTAATGAAACCGAAGCCATGTATCACGCCATACAAGCCGAGAAGCAGGGCTTAAAAGCCCCTTCAAAGGCTAATTTGAGGGTGGTTGATTTTGTAGATCAATGGCTGGCGGTATCTGACCTCATGCCGATCACAAAGAAGGGCTATAAGTCGGTTCTAACTCGATTTGTAATTCCAGTTATAGGAGATCGAGAACTAACTTCCCTGAAGCCTTCAGACTTAGTTAAGTTAATTGATGATCTAAAACTATCGGGAGTTAGACCTGCCACCTTAAATCAGGTGAAGGCTTCTCTTGGCTCAATGTTTTCAAAGTTGGTCAATGTTGGTCAGTTGGAGAGCAATCCGACACATGGAATTAAGATTAAGGTCAATCATGCCGATATATCTAATCTCCTAGCCCCTGATGAGTTTAAGGAGATCATTAAGCATTTACCGACACAAGGAACTAAATTATTCGCTCAATTCTTAGTAGCAAGTGGTTGCCGATTTGGTGAAGCAACGGAAGTAAGAGCAAAAGACATTAATTTCAAAACTGGCGAAATCTTTATTCAAAGGCGAGTTAGTGATCTAGGAACAAATTACAACAATGGAACTAGGTTCATGGTGATAGATGCCACCAAGTCAGGGCATAAGAGAAGCCTAGTGATAGGAAAAGCCCTATTACAGCAGTTAAATGCGTATGTCCTAGCAAAAGGCATAGCAAAAGATGATCTGATGTTTCCAAGAACAATACTCTTAACGGAAGGTAAACTTAAAGGTTCACGAAGCGCAAAGCCCTCTCGACCATTCGAGAAAGGCGGAAAACAGTTCCAGCATGGAACTCTTTACTCCTATACACATGGGGGTTGTAGATGCGAAGGGTGTAGGCAAGCAGTAGCAAACTACCGCAAAGCCAAAGCCCAAGCAGAAGCACTAGCAGAAGCAGAGCAGGTAAGAAGCCGAAGCCGTAAGGCAAAGCAGAAGCATCAGCAGAAGCACAAGCAAGGGAGTTTCATCAACAATATGAGCCACATGCCTCGTGATGTATGGAGAACAACTTGGAACAAAGCAATAGCCAAGTCCGCAATCGGCTGGTCGCCTAGAACTCATGATTTACGACATGCAAACGCTACGCAGTTGTTAAAGAACGGCATAGATGTCCATGAAGTAAAAGAGCGATTAGGACACCAATCGATCAAGACGACAGAGCGGTATTTACACCGCCTTCGTTCACACCAGTCAAAGGCATCTGAAAGTGCCAACGACTATTTGGAGTGATGATGAAAACAAACGCAAGAATAAGAGCCGAGCAGATGCCAAAGGCAATAGCCAAAGCATCAGCAAAAGCCCAAGCAAGACTAAAGGCTTTAATACTTGGTGGGTCAATTTCGACCTTAGCCGTAGCATTTGGAGTAGCAACTACATCAGATGCCATAGCACCAACAAGAGCCGAAGCACTAATAGTTAGCGAAACAACAAACGAAGCAACCTTAAAGAAGTATGAAAATACTCATAAGTTAACCGATCTTGAATTGGTTGAGTTGCTTCATGCCGTAGGCTTTACAGGCACAGACCTGAAAGAAGCATGGGCAGTTGCTAAGAAAGAAAGTAATGGGCGACCCCTCGCTCACAATCCTAATACAAACACAGGTGATAACTCGTGGGGCATGTTTCAAATAAACATGATCGGAGAGTTAGGCAAAGATCGTAGAGAAAAATTTGGTTTAGAAAATAATGCCGAATTGCTCAACCCTGTGGTCAATGCAAAGATCGCTTACTACATGAGTAGAGGCGGTGAAGATTGGAGTTCTTGGCATGGACTTACTCCAAAGACTAAGCAGTTAATGGAACAGTTCCCAGAAAAGAACGCAAAGCAATAGCAGAAGCCATAGCAGAAGCATAAGCAAGCAAAACAATAGGAGAAGCAATAGGAGAAGCCCCATCAGAGATGGTGGGGCTATCTTAGAACTAACTTACCTGGCAGCCAGGAGAAGTTAGTCAGTTAGTTAGGGGGCAATCATGGGAGAACACTCCTTTGTAGATCGTTATATAGAATTAGATAAGCAATACATACAGCATAAGCAAGAACAATATAAACATTACAAAGAACCTGATCTGCCTTACACCGAAAAATTGTTTTGGGATAAATTAATTCATTTAGGTTGGAGAAAAGATTACACAACAACAGAGTGTTTAGTATTAGTTTGCTCTGTGTGTGAGGGAGCCATAACAAAGGTAGTTCTTAAAAATAATGTAAATATTAGACCTTTATTAAATATTGAAGATAAAATAAAAATTCACAAGACAGCATATTGCAAAGCAACAGTAAAGCAGAGCAAAGCATAAGCAAAAGGCAAAGCAATAGCAGAAGGCTATAAAAAATGTTTTAAAATTGCAGTTGTTGCTAACAAACTCCAAATAACGTTAAAATAAATAATAGTAGGTAAAGTTTTTATAGTAGAAGTTAATATTAAAGCCACACTAGAAGCAAAAGCAAAAAGATACAACCACCACCATTGTTTTCCTAATAAAAGACCAGGAATAATAATTACTAGTTTAGTTGAGAATGCCCAAAATTCAATAATATTAGTTTTATTCCAGTATGATTTTGTAAAAAGTTGTTTAGTTACTGTAGGTATGTCATTGATTTTCATTGTATATGTTTTCTTTTAAGTATTGATAATGTGTAGGTGCTTTATCAATAATTTTTTTCCATTCTTTTTGTTTTAATTTTCTGTGTTTAATGTAAGGTTCTAACAACTCTTTAGTATTTCTTTGAAATTCAAAATCTAAGTTACTTACAAGTAATGAAGTACAAGGATTGTAACCTAACCCAACCGCAATTGCTGTATGCACTGGATTATGGATAACTCGATCAGTAAATACATCTTTTGTTATATTAAAATACTCATCTGGGTACGAAACATTGTTTGTAATTTTGTCCCAGTAAGGAGTGTCGGCTCTTTGAGATAACTGAAAGTGCAAAGAAACAAATTGAGTTGTATTTTTCATATAATATACAAAATTTTTATTAAATGAAGTAATATCAAACGCAGTAATAAATTCTCTTCTTTGTAACGTATGTATTAATTGTGATAAAAAATCATGTATAAATAATAATCCAGTACTTTCTAATGGTTCTAAAAATCCTGCTGATAATCCTACAGCCACAACGTTTTTTTCCCAAGAACGTTCATAATAACCATTTTTAATTTGAACTTGTTTAAATTCCATGTTTTTAGATCTATTTGAATCAGGAATAACCATTGAATTTGAATCTAGATAATCTTTAAATTCTTGTAAAGCAGTATCATCATCAACAAACTCATCACTGTAAACGTAACCCGTACCTATTCTGCTCCATAAAGGGGTGTTCCAAATCCATCCATTATTTACGGCTGTACAATTAGTAAAGGTCTGCATTTCTTTTTCTTTATTCGTGTACTGAACTGGTCCATACCAGGCTTTGTTGTTTGGTAAAACTTCTTTTGTAGAAACAAATGGAACTTCCATAAATTCTCCTAATAATAAACTTTTAAAACCTGAACAATCAATAAATAAATCTGCTTCAATTTTTATTCCATTTTCAAGAATTAAAGCAGTTATTCCTTCTTTAGAACCCTCTATTTTTTTAACTGTATTAATAATTCTAGTTACTCCTTTTGGAATAGCATAGTTATTAGCCAACCAAGAACCAAATAAAGATGCATCAAATTGATAAACAACGTCTCTATCAACTCTATAAGAATGACTCATAGTTTCATGATAATCCATAACAAGTTTATTTGTTTTAAAACTATTTGCTTGTGGATAAAAATATTCAGCATATTCTGTATCTGCAATTTGTGGATCTAATGCTTTTTGAAAAAGCCAATCATTTAACCCAAAATATGTATTTGATATATCTGGATTACCAAATGTATAAAAAAAAGTTGGTGATTTAGCAGTTTTAAAATTTGTAAAACCAATTCCAAGTTTATAAGCAGCATTAGTATGCTTCATAAAGTCTTTATGATCTATATCCAAAAAGTTTAACCAAGTAGTTATCTCTTGAACTGTACTTTCTCCAACTCCAACTTTAGGAATGTCAGAACTTTCAATAACTGTTATTTTTTTATTAGGAAAAGCCTTTATTAAAGATGCAGCAGACATCCATCCAGCAGAACCCCCGCCAACAATTACTATGCTATTGATTTTAGTACTCATAATTTCCTTTTTTAATTATTTTGAATTAATCTTACTTCACAAGCATCCGTTGTGCAATACGCCTCCCCAATAGCGTCAGCAGCCATACCAGCGTATACCCCAGACAAATCTATTGGAAACAATTTCATAGTTCCTTCTGTTTCGTATTCTTCAGCAGTAATTTGCGTGTAAGGCATCTGAGGATACGTAGCATTACCTGATGGTAAAAAAGACACGGTTTTAAGTTGTCCATCATACATGTGAAGGGCTGTACCAATAGCCGAGGCTTCAGTCTCAGGATTAAAACTAATGGTTACACTTACAGAATTGTCTGACCAATATCTTTGTGCAGTTGCAGCAAGGGCCATCTTTTCGTAAATGCTTACGTCTTTTTCAGAACGTCTAGCATTAGATTTAATTGGGAAAAATACAACAGAAGTAGTATTTGGAGATTCACTTGCTGGTTCTACTCTGTAATTAGCCATCTTAAACAGAGGCAACATTGGATCAGAGTTTGCAAACCGAATAGCACGATTAAAATACTCTCCGCCTACAGTCCAATGAACGCCAGGTGATTCACCTGCCAAGATGCTAACTGTTCCACTTGGCTTTACGGTAGTCATCTTGATTGACTCACGAATACCAAGCCACTCAGAGTAGGTGGTGTCGTAGGTCTTGATTACTTTATATCCTTCATCCATCCACTGACGGAGTATTGGTAATCCTTTCCTATCTGCAAAGTTAGCCACTCCTGAAACAGAAGTTCCAATGCGCCGATTTCTTTGCATGATGGCGTTTGTTTCTTCCCAGTGTGTAGGTATGAGAGTTACGGTCTTTGCATATAGATAAGCAAACTTTAAGGTTCTTTTAAAGTCCTCTATGTCTTCATGGCGATTTAAATAGGTCTCAACTAAGGTACAGCACTCAAAGGACTCAAGAGATTGTTCTGCACAGGGGTTGTATCCTGCAATGCGCCAATCTTTATTATTAATTGGATCAATGAGACGACCATATTGTTTTGAGATATCCATCCAGACAACTCCTGGCTCTCCGTTACGAGCAATGCCATCAATGATGTTGTCTAGATTATCTCCAACATTTACTGATACAGAGTTATTAGACATCCAAGCCCATCCTGGCTTTTCTGGATTGTAAGAGTTTCTTTCTGGAAATTTTTCTACGTTCTTTAAATTTAAGAAATCTTCATCATCAATTCGACCAATAAGTAACTCAGCAGACCGCCGAACATTACCAGATACAACACAAACCCCAATAAGGTTCCCAATATCAGCGATATCAATACGGGTAAGTTTCTGACCAGCACGTTCCTTGAAGATTCCATCGATGTAATTATGTAACTTAATGAGCGGTTCTGGACCTGCTGCTGTTCCACCAAATGTCTTGATGGGTTCACCTGCCTTGCGAATTTCTGCATAATCGAACCTAGGACGTTTTGAGTCTGATCGTAGGTAAGAGTTAATAAGCGTGGCCGTTGACTCGACCCAGCCTTCTCTGGTATCTGGAATGACATATATTTCCCCCTCTTGCGGTTTGTAAATCGTGAAGTCTTTGTCGGCACCCTTATCGTCGAACCCAACTCCAACACCAAGCATACTAGCCTCCATTAAAAACGCAAAAGGCTTTGCTGGATCGGTCTTAGTCATTGAGCCAGTCGATACAAACGCACAGTTTTGTAAGGCTGCTGAGTTTCGTTTTTCATTTACAAGCGGAGTACCCATAACCCAAAGACCCCTACCTGGTGGTGTCCACTTTAAGTTCCACAAACGGTCGAAAGCCTCTTTGGCTGAGGCGGCTGCTTTAGCATCTGACCAAGGTAAGCGGTTTGTTTTAGCGTGGTCTTTTTGTAAAGAATACATACCGTTGATTACTCTCTCACAAACGTCAACCCAAGTTTCTTTAGTACCATCTGCTTTAAGTCGTGAATAGGTCCTAAGAAAAGTTATTTCACCAACGGAATTACCAGCGGCATCTTGATATCCAAAGGGAGCCTTTAAACTCTTGTATGGTGTAACAAACTCTTCGGCTAACTTAAAAGAAAACATATCGGTAAACCCCCACTATTTCTATTTGGATGCAAATACCCCTCGATGGGAATGCGTATTGTGACGGGTCTTAACCTATCACACACTTGTTAACTTGGTTGAGTACTTACCTCATATAAAAAAGGCTAAATTGCCCTCCACTATGATCCACTGTTCTCCACTTGCTATTATCAGATAACTACTCTTCAATAGATTGTTGAATAATCTTTGTGACTGTATCTTCTTTTAAAGCGTCAGGTAACTCTCGAAGAGCCTGTGCTCTATCACCAAATATTGCAGAAAGAACGCCACCAGAACTTTGACGCTCTGCGGTAATGCGAACAAACTCTCTGTTTTCTTCTAACTCTTTTAAATTACCAACAAGTTTAAACAGCCGATCAATTTCTTGAGATACATTGGGATCAGCATATCCGCCATTCATCTCCTCTGCAAAACGCATAAAAGCCACTCTCTGGCCTTGCATTTCAATGATTGCGTTCAATAAAGCCTTAAGTTGATCTTTAGTCTTTACTTCAACAGGAAGGTTGAAAGCACAACTGTTGTCAGGCTTGAAAGCAGGACAGTTTGAAGCAACAAAGCAGGTATTGCACTGACGAAGTGACGAATGTTGATTATTAATAATTGGGACATCTTTAAGAACATCTTTTCCCTCTTCATCAGTTTCAACTATTGTCTTCATTTTATATCCAAAGACAGGCAAGTTTTGAACCTCTAAAGGGTCTCTTTGTATCACTTCATTTGCAGAATTTTTCCGCACTTCAACCTCACTGTTATCAGAAGAGGGTAATTCAAATCCCATTAAACCTGTTAACAACTCATCGCTATTATCAGATACTTTCTCCTCTTTACCACCATTGATGATGTGAAAATTTGGGCTTTTCTTATCCATAGACTCCTCTAATCGTTTGTAAGACCATACCGCAACTCTAGTTGCTTCAAGGGTACCATCCTGGACAAACTCCAAATAGTCTAGTCCAGCCTTCTCTACAATGGGCTTGTATCGTGGTCGTGCTTGATCTTTCATTCTCTTTGGATAACGAACTAATTTAGTTCCATCCCAAATAATAGTTTCACCTCTTCGCATAGGTGATAACCAAGACAATGTGCTGGCTGTAGCAAATGGTATCTGTCTTAAGTTATCTGGTTTAGCACATCCAAGGGCGTGATAGACGGTATTAAATTGTTTAGAGTAACTCCGTGTAACGGCTGCTAAGTTAGTTACTGACTCAATTTCAGCGTAAGGCACTACTACGTTTTTGTACTTTTCAGAGATATCCTTAAGATTTAACAACCCATATTCCTCATGCCATACTACCCATAGTTTTGGATCATTACCAAAAAATGGACGTTGTTTTTCTACCCAATCTAACCCTAAAGTAAGTGAATCAAATTCTTGAAAAGCCTCTGCTCTATCAGCGTTATTGACTAAAAACTCTTGATAGTCTGCGGCTATCTCTAATAATTCTTCTTTAGATAGACCTGCTTTGTCCGCTTGTGCTGCCCCAGATTCTATATAAACTTTAGTCTCTGGAGTAAAATGTTCGCTAATAAGCCAAAGTTTAGTTTTTGGTAAACCACGTTTTCTAAGACCCCAATAGTTGAGTCCCATTGACTCAACTTTCTGACCTTCTAACAAGGTACGGTTTGAACCAACTTCAGTTCCTGAAAAAATTAATTTAGTCATCCCAGAACTCTAGTTCTTTTGGATTGGCCGCATCCTTTGAACGAGCAACATTTACTCGATTAATAGACTCCTCTATTTGATTCCAAGTACGAACTTTTTTAGGTGCATCAGGTCGTCTTTCTACAGCCAAATATCCTGGATTCATAAACATGATGGCTGGAATACCTTGTTCTTCAAAAACCCAAGCACACATAGACGGGTCAGAATCAACATACATCTCTATTGGAGCACGAGAACGACTCATAACAAATTGTCTCTTTTTTAAGTCTTCGCCTTCTAAATAAAAAGAACGATCAATTAAATCATCATAATTAATAATTCCGTGAGAATTAAGCCAATGTTCTGCATCCTCTGTTTTTCTAGAGGTCATAATGGCTACACGATTATTGGTGTTTAATGCATAGTAAAGCATTACTCCTGCTCGGATTGGTTCTCCTGTGTCCGAACTAAGTACGCCGTCTAGTGATAGTAATATATTAATTAGTTATCCTTTTGCTCGGTATGTCGCCGCTCTACGAATTAGGGTCTGAGTATCTGGTAAATCAATACCATAAGTTTCATCTGCTTGTTTTGCTTTGTATGCTGACCAGTACTCAGACAGTTGTTTTAGTGCAGGAACTGTTCCATATTTCTTACCAGCCTGCCATCTATAATTATAAAAATCTTCATAACCTTTACCATCTGGTCTGAAAGCGTATCGACGAGAATGGTGGATATCTTCAAAAAGAGCCGAACCTTGCATTAAAGCGGTTTGTAAACCAAACTCAGCGTTACGACGAGATGCTGGGTTTTTTGCATTTTGTAAATCTGTTAAATACTTTGAATAACGCATAACAATTTCTGAGGCTTTGGAAGTATCTTTTTGAATGGCTGATTCCCACGCTAAATTTTGTGTAGCACCTTGTTGCTTAGGAAACACTGTCCACTCATTGTGGTTAAGGTCGTATGCAGCATAAGGATTAATTGTTCTAATATCTGTGGCTCCAGGATTAACGTAAAAAGTTACTTCAAATCCATTCCAATTAGTCATTTCAGGCTGTAGGTGTTCTCTAAAATCTTCATTTAACATTTTGCTAATCTCAATATCTGATAATCCCATATACTCTGGATGGGCTTTTCTAAATGAAAAATAATCAACACCAATGAGGATATCTAAATCTCCTGGTTCACGATCTGCTGACCATTGGAAAGATACCGCCGAACCTGCAATCCAAACTCTTGTCCACAAATCTGGATGGCGATAAGCGTCATCTAAAAATCCATACAATTTTTGAAGAATACCGTTACGAACCCAACCCTTTAAAGTTGTGTTTACAAATAACTGCGGGTCTAACTCTTCTTCAGGATCAGAAAAATAAGAAGTAGGGGCAGCCTGTAATTGAACAGGACTTACAAAGCCAGTTAAATCACTCATAGACATAGTCTATGGCTCTTTAGGCTTGTGGGGTGTCTATGCCTCTATCACTTAGTGCATTTATCAATTTTTCCTTGAATTCTGCAACATTGTCCTTTGGTTGCAGACTTGCCAATACAGTACGTGCAACTCGATCTGCAAGTAATTGGCTTTCAATATCGGAGACTAACTCTCTGCTTGTTTGATATATATCAAAAGTAGTTGCTCTTCTTTGAATTACTTCGCTAGGTTCAAGCACCTCGGTAAACACAGTTCCATCTAATCTAATACCTACAGTATAGGCTGCTTGGATCATCTCATTATCAGACATTATTATATTCCCATTAACTTTCTCTTTCGTTGTGCTACGGATATTGCTACAGGACAAAAGTCGCACAAATAAGTTTTTGGACCTGCGGATTCTTCATACTTCTCCATACCCTCTGCTCTGCGTTCCTTTATTGTTTTCGGCACCAACATCTTGTCTTTAATATGCCAATCTGAACAGCCATCCTTTGGTTTGTTGTGTTGCCTATAGCAAGTCATTGCATCTTCCATAAAGGTAGATCGTGATTCGTAGAAAGTATCATCCACCTCTGCAATACCAGCAGAACCTCCGCCTTTTATTTGTCTAATAATTTCTTTTTTTGACTCTGTCTTAGCCCATGCTTTTAATGGCAATACAAATAGTTTTCCTTTATGCGGTTCTCCAGAGGGAAAGACATGCTGTTCACAGGCAATTTCTAATAGGTGATCTTGCTCAGGCGCACCATCATAAGGTGGTAACTCTTCTAATGTTTGACAGACAAGACAGTACAACAACCTAAACTGTGGTTCATTATCTTGTTTTTTCTGTCCAAGAATTGGAATATTTGACATTATCTCTCCATATTAGGTTGATCATGCAACCAAGTAACAATTGCATATTTAGTGCCTGTTTTAACTGGATGAGCAATATGTGCATAAGCATAATTAGATGGAAAAAGAGCCAACATTCCAGGACTAGGTTTAATTTTTACATTGTGATAAACAAACTCAATGTCTCCACCAGTATAGTCGTCGTTTAAATAAACTATTGGAGAAACGGATCTACGTGTAGTCGTATCGCCATCAAAATGTGCTGTATATTCTTGCCCAGTTTGATACTTTAACAAATTAAATCCTTCTACAAAAAAATATGGTAAATCTTTACAAAATCTATTTGAATAGTCACGCATGGCTGCAAAAACTAAATCAAAATATTTATTGTT